TTCTTCTATCGTATATGAAGTCTAGCATTTTGATCTCCTAAATTCGTTGAGTTCTGAAATTGCAACGTTGTGACAATCTGCTCTTACAACAAAATTATTTGAGGGGTCTATCTGTCCCTTCTTCAAATGTCGGGACTTCTCGAAGTATTCGTCGTGCCCAAGCCAACCAAGAACCCAAGCCCTTCCCCATCTTCTATTTTTGTTTTCTACTCGTACAAAGACATATCTATCACATTGCTGCTTTGTATTAAAATTAGCAACTGAGCAGTCATAGTATGGCTTTGGTTGTGAGGTACATCTTTTTGTTTTAACGTCGTACTTAGTTCCGTCGTTATCTACAATGTCGTAATCATAAGTGTTACTTATAGAACCTTCTATAACTACGTTTGCAACCTCTTCGCCAATGAAGCCAGCTATATTGCCATCACCCTTCATGATGGAGTTCTTAATAACTCCCATCTCTCTGGATTTGGCCCATGCTCTTTTCTTCATGTCCTCTGTGATTTCTACTTGAATCATAGTATTTTCCTTATCCCGGAGCCTCATAGTGGCCCACACTAAATCCTTCTGCGGTGCATCTTTTTACGGTTTCGTCCATTCCGTGTTTTTTAAGGTGCTCCTCTATATATATACACATATTTTGGTCTGTTCCTTGCCAGTTGTTTTTATAAAAATGACAAAGCTTGTTGCACTTCCAATGTTTCCTTGAATAAGACATTGGCTTTGGCTCTTGATTTCTGCTGATCTGCTGAAATCTTAGCTTTAACATTTCCAAAAACTTTTCTTGATCTTTCTTGTCAAAACACATCGAGAAAGGCCCGCCATCTCTAATATAGAATATTGTCATAATTGACTGTTCGTAGTCAGGGAATAGTTTTGATATTGCATAATTATATAGTAATAATTGGGGGTCTGAACATAGCTTCTCATATGTCTTCTCTTCGCCCGTTGCCCAGTCAAGCCTTCTTCCTGTTTTCCAGTCAACGACTTCAATTATACCATCGTCTACCTCAGTTACAAGATCTATCGTGCCTTTTATTGCCAAATTTCCTGTAATTTTTTGTCCATCGGGCATTTCGTAGTCGAACTTAGCCCAGTCTTCTTCTATCTCAATGTCAAAGTGTGGCTCAGCGGCAACAATCTTTCTGTTTCTAGGATCAAAAAGGCCGCTATTATATTGAATCGCTTCCCAAGTCAACTCTTTGCAGAATTTATAATCTGACTTAGTATACTTATGAGTGCAGTTACTAGTATACCAATCAAAACTTTGCTGCAAAATATCGTTTACAAAATCCTCGCTTTTTAGTTTTTTGCGGTTAAACTTTATGTCACCAAGCGCATCGTCAGCAAGTAGCATCTTCTTGCCATCCTGCTGTAGGTGTTGACAGCCCGCTAGCACCTCCATAACTTTGTGAACCACAGTTCCAAGTTGAGCTTTTTTGCCAGAGGTAGATTGATGACCAAGCACGTAAGTCAGAAAATATTGCATCTGACAATACGAGTAGTTATTAAAACTTGAACTTCTTATGTAAGTCACTAACATGTGATCTCCAGTTCGCTATAAATTTTGTCTAGAGCATTAAACAGACTAGTCATGTCTGTGTTATTGACCACGTAGTCAAAGTTGCTCCAGTCGTAGTTTTCTTTATCAAGAGCGTTTTCGCTTGAGTGACTATCCTGAGCAAACTCTCTAGTAAGTCTTATAACTTTTCCTCCAGCGCTCTTTATGGCTTCAACCTCGTTAGGAAACCTAACGTCTGCGATAACTGATATGTTGCTTTTTTCTCTCAGTATATTTTTGATAGCGTAGTCAACCCAAACGTTATTGTACATCCTTCTCATAATGTCAGTACCAAAATATTGCAAAAGCTCTCGCGCTGTCATATTATCTCTAGGTGCAAATAGAAGACCGCCGTTTTTCCAAGTAGGGGTGTTTGCCCACTCAATCTTTGTTTCAGTATTCTTTTGATCGTCTGTTCCGTAGACTTGTTCGTGAGTAAGCCCAAAGAACTCCATACAAAGAAGCTTCAGACCATCCGCAAAGCTGTATAACTTAATGTAAGGCCACATGTTGTGGTGGGCATACTCCACAAATGAACTATCTTTTCTTGTTACATCTAAAGAGCCATACTCTTCGTCTCCATCAACGTCAGTCTTGATCACTAAGCCGCCAGTGGAGTCAATGTTGAAGTCTTCCACCATGCCTCTATTCCTGAGAACTAAACCATGAAAATAGTTTGCAGCAGTGTTTTTACCAGCTTGTTTCTTACCAGATATTCCAATTATATTCATTAATACATACCTTTTAGTTGAGGTAACACGTTTGTTTTTATATCTTCTACGGACATATCTCCAACATCTTTTCTGGATAGCCTTGGAAATACAACCTTGAACATTCTACTCATGTCCCTTTGTATTTTCATCTTTGCTTCTCTTCCAGCCTGATCGTTGTCCGTAAGTACAACCAGCTTGGTGACGCCGCTTTTTTCAAGGATAGACTTCTGTACTGGGCTTACTGATTTACCAAATATGCTTATGGCATTTTTAACACCAGCTTCGTAAAGTTTCCAGACATCTCCTTGGCCTTCAGTTACAAATAGACAAGATGTTTCTTGCGCTTTTTGTATGGCTCTATGATAGTTGTAAAGATATTTGTTTTTATTGAAACCCCTAGTAAAAAGAAACTTAGGCTTCAAAAAACTCTGCATTGATCTTCCTATATAGGCTACGACCTTTTCGCCGTCTAACGAGTGAACTGGTATAATGGCTCTGGAGACCATAGAAGATCTCTTTTGCACACAGTCGCCCACTTGAAAATGAAGCAGTGTAGAGTCTGCAAAACCTCTTGACTGAAAGTAATCTGAGGGGTGCATAACATTACAATCTATCTGAACTTCCTGATCGTCGTATGAGGGGCTGTCCTCCTTAGAGAACATCTTGACCATAGAAACAAACTGGTCGTCCTCTTCTTGCTTTTCTACGTGCACAGATTTGTTATCTATGTTTAATATTTTGCAAGCCCATTTAAGTGCGCCGCTAAAACCTACGTCAGATTCTGCCTCAACAGATAAGACTCCTCTTATGAGTCCAAATATGTCATTGCCAAATTCTTGCTGACATCCTCTAGTCCAACAGCTCCAGATGTGCCTATCAGAATTGTAGGAAAAACTGTTTGGGTTATCACTGTCTTCATGTACTGGGCAAGAACAAGTTATATTCTGTCCATTCTTTTGATAGTCTATTTCTAGCTCTGAAAATACCAACTCAAGATTATTCCCAAGGAGGTTTTTGATCTTCTTCAAGTCCATCCTCTTCTACCTCCTCGTTAATATTATCTAAGTTTTCAACATCTATTAATCCTGTATCTTCTGATGGCATTACAAGAAATTCATTTCTAGTTCTTAGTTCTTGAAGTTTTGCGTGTTCGCCTAGCATCCTCATATTAATATAGTCTCCGTCGTCTAATCCAGCGCCATGTCTTGAGACAATGGGAACCAGCTTCCTGTTTCCTGCTCTTGGGCCATCCTCAGCCAGCTCCTCTGGCGATTTTATTTTAAATATGGAGAATGATGTACATAACCAAATGAGTCTATCAGAGCCGCTTACAGCGTCAGTAGATTCCTTTGTTATACCATCTCTATTTAATTGTACAAAAGACAGGCAGGGGAAGTCGTACTTTACGGCTAAGTTGTGAAGGTTTGTTATTTGAAAACCAAGTGCTTGATATTCCTGTATGTTATTTGTTATTGACGTAGAGGACATAAGTTTTAAGTAATCGTAAACAACCACACAATCATTTGTTCGTCCATTTTCATCTTGTTTTACATCTTGTATAATCCAGCGTTTAATAATATTTAGTATCTGCTCAAATGGTTTGCCCGCAACACTGACGTAGTTATAAGGTATGTCTTGTATCTGTTCAACAGCTTCGTGAACTCTCTGACTCTTCTCGTCGTCATCTACAAACTTACCAGTAGCTACTTCGTTGATCGGAACTCCGCTTAGGTTGGCTATGATTCTGTTAAGATGATCCTCTTTTGACATTTCAGTATCTAGAACCAATACTGGTGTTCCTTCTCTTGCTACGTTGACGGCAACATTGTCTGCAAAAACACTTTTACCGACCTTTGGTCTAGCGGCTACCAGATCTACGCATTTTCTTCTTAGTCCACCACCTATTGCTATATCGTATCTTGGAAACCCCGTTGGTACGCCTATAACATCACACTTATTCTCAGATAAGTATTCAATATAATCCGTTATATCCTTGCCGATCTTTTCAGGCTTTTCCCCGCCATCGTCTTCTCTGAGAAAATCCATCACTGGCTCTTCTAGCTTCTGTATAATTTCGTCAATGGTCTCGCTGCCATTGATGTTGTCTACGTCTTTGTGTATCTTGTCTGTGAGTTTTTTAATCTTGCGTGCAAACTCAAACTTCTTGATCTGTACAGCGAAATTAAAAATGTTGTCTTGACTTACTGGAAAATCAAAAAGAGACTTTATGTACTCAAGTTCTGATTTGGACTCTACTCGCTCTGAGTGTCCAAGTCTTGATGCCGCAGATAGCACAGATGGGAGATCAACGTCAAGATTATTTTCAATTACATCTTTTACACAAGTAAACAATACTTGGTTATTTGGAATACCAAATGTGTAGCTATCAACAATATCAGCAAACTCAACATAAGCGTCTATACCGTGCTGAAATAGTCCAGCAAGTAAAGCCCTTTCTGCTCCAGCGTCTGTTAAATGTTGTTCCATTATTATCTCCCTATACACCTATCGCATCGCCAGAATTCTCCGCTGATCAATCTCGGGTGCACCGAAAATACTTTACCGCATACGTGACATTTCTTTTCAACATTGTGTGTCTTTTTCCTATTTCTTGGCGTTGGCTCAACGTCTGGAGTCTCAATGTCTTTGTGCTCTCCAGTGTCAGACCAAGTGTTTTTGCCGGCTTTTACCGGCTCTCTTCTTGGGCCAGAGTCTTTTCTGTTGACCTTGAAATCATTGCCGACCACAACATCGTCCGGTTGCACCTCTCGTGATTCCTTTTTGGCTTCGTCTTTCTTCCTAGCAAGAAGTTTTTGTAATTCTTCTACACTCAAATCTTCTGGGTTCATAGTCTTTTAGCCCTTTCTAGCAAGATGTCGCCCTGACGTTTCAGTTCGTAGACCTTGCCCTCTAATGATTGTAACCTTGATTCCGCAACCAGTCTCATTTGATCTACACTTGCGGCGTAGCTATTTTCACGTATAATGATTTGTCTTTTTACGTCGTGTTTAGTATACTGGTCAAAGTTGTTTAAGTTTGCTGCGACCAACTTTTCTATTTGGTCATTGCACCAACTTAGCGCAACTTTGTTCTTGTTGATTTCATCTTGGATATAAGTAGAATACCCATACAGCAAATATGCTGAATCAAACATTTCTTGAGATGTCATTGTTGACATGTCTTCTGTGGTCAAATTAGAGGCCACGATATACTCTACATTAAAAGAAGAATAAGAAACATTGGACATAGCTATGTATTCATCTATGCCTTTTATGTGTTCTGCTAATCTTTCAGATGCCTTTAATTGTGTTTCTCCACTCATCATCATTCTCCGAATATTTCAATATAACCAATTCAATATCGTTAAGTTCACACCACTCTATCTTGTCTTCATCCCTAGCCTTTGCAAGCACAAAGTCTGCTTTGGTTCTATGAAAGAATGGTATGTGTTCGTAATGTTGCCTCCCGTGTACCTCAAAAGCTTTCCGTATGTTAGGAATAAAAAAATCTAAGTATAATACAGAACGCTTATTTGCTGAGGTACTTCCGGGAAGCTTGACTTCTTCAAGAAGTCTGTAGCTGTGATAAACCTCCTTGATAAGATGTCTGGCTCTGATATGATGCTTTGATCTTTTGCGGGTATCATTAGCCTTGACATCGTACTTGGAGAGATTCAAATTATACTCTCTGCCATTGAAGCCTGTTACTTTCAAAACAGCTCCTTAACTTTCTCATATATAAAGTCACAAACTTGTGGATTTTCATTTAGAAATTCCGTCAGGTTGTTAACACCTTGGAACTTGAAGAACCTTTCAATATCTTCTTCTTTCTCGCCTACCTCATTCGACTCTAGTAGTTTGGCTATGACTGACTCTTCTTTTTCGTCGATGGCACACTGGATGGTGTACCAAGCTCCGGCAGTCTTTATTAGCCTAAACTCACAAGCTATTTGCACTACCTCTTGCACTTCGTCTATACCTATTCCATATCTAATCCAACTCTCGGCGGTTGAGTTCGGAATACCTCCAGCGTTTGAAGTTTTAATATTCCAATTTGCAATTTGCCCCACATGCGGCCCAGTTTGTGCAGGAACCTGCCATTTTCCACGGTGTGTAATAATCATGTTAGTGCCAGCCTGATACTGTAACATATTGCCACAGTCCGCCATCTTCATTGGCGCGTATCTACTACCGCTAGTGTTAGCGATATTGTGAGTGATGCAGATAATAATTGTTTTGTTCTTCGTGACAGAGCCGCCAATGCGCTTAAAGAACATTGATAGGAGTCTTGGCAATGCGTTGCGAACTCCAGTTCTAACCTCGCCCTCAAGCTCAATTTTCGGAACCATATTGGACATAGAGTCAACAATAATAACACATTCTGGATCATTATTGATATAGTATTCAATAATATTCAAAAAGTCTTCTGCTGATAAAACTCTATCATCTGTAGACTCTACAATTAGTATCTTGTCTGGGTCTAGCCCTTTGATGCCTTCAAAGTTTTGCTTAGCTAGACGACCCTCCGTGTTGGCGTAGATAATCTTCTTGCCCAACTTTTGGCACTTGGCGGCAAAGCATAAAGCTGTTGTTGTCTTGCCACTCTTGGGGTCGCCTGTCATAACTACGCAACTACCCTCTCTTAAGCCACCTCCTAGCGCTATGTCTAATGCTGGAGACAATCCAATTACCTGTAGGCTGTTAAGATTGCTGAGGACTTCTGATCCCGTTCTTACCACGTCGCCATAGGTAGAAACAACGGTGCTACTGACTACATCTTCAACAAATTTACTTGTCTTCTTCTTTCTTGCCATCAATATCTCTCAATCTTTTCAAACTGTTTTTCTTGCCGTAGGATGATGACCGAGGCTTCGGCTTATCCTGTACATCTATTATAGTACGATTACGGTTTTCAGACTCAATTATTTTTTGATATTTCTCAATTACGCGCTCAATATTTGGATACCGAAGAGAATAGACGTTCTTCAGTTCGTTAGAGCTTAGCGCTTTAACTATGGCGGCGCAGTCGTATTTTGCTGCCAGCCGGTTAGCTAGAATAACTTGAAATGAGTAAGTTTTTTTCCACTTCTTGGTGTTCCAAAACTTATAGGCTTGCGTGCCTTCGTTCTCTTTTTGAGCCATGCGTGTACACATGATCTCCGCTATATATTGTGAGCATGTACAGTATTCTCCAGTTGATGGAGAGATGTATTTGCTCTTATCACTTCGTTCCTTTGCCATTGTAAATCATAGCCTCTTCAAAACAACCTTCAATAGTATCTTCGTATTCTTTTTCTATAATCAATTCTGGCGTAAGCCACATCTTTTTATGTACAATGTTATCGACAAGAGTGCCAGTGGTCAAATACGACTTGGATCTTTCTCCTATCTGGCCCATTACCGAACGAACCAGATAGACAGCCTCTGCGTTGACTATATCAATTTCCTCTAGATGAGACCTAAACTGAAGCGCTAGTCTCGACAGCGTTAATCCTTCCGAAGAGCAGATGTTTTTGATTTTCAGCCAATTATCGTAATCAGAAAAGTATACGTCCCTACCGTTAGAAAGTTCCACATTTATGAATACTTCTTTTTCGCCGGCTCCTCTTATCGCCTTCTTAAATTCCTGCTTTCCTTCTATCATTTTTTCTTAGTTCCTGTTGTACAAGATTTTTTCTTGAGGTCTGCTCTAGTAATCGACTTGCCTTTGCCTCTCATCTCGTCAGACATGTTCGATGCATTTTCAGTCATAATCGTTATGCCGTCCTGTCTAGCCATCTGGCCGCCTGCCGTATGTAATTCAGGCTCTCTAGCCTTAACTTTTTCAATATGTTTGTTTATTGAATTTACTGGCCTGTCCAGCTCTTTGGCTATATCCTTTGCTTCCATTGTATTGTAATGTCCTTCGACATAATATTTTTCCGCTTTTCCTAGTGGCCCTTTTTTAGTCATTTAGAAAACTCCTTTGTGCTCTTGTTAAATATAATGAATTTTTAGTCTTTAAATACAACATGTAAAAGTCAAACGTGTTTTTTGTTACTCTTGACATCTTTAATTCTATAGAGGATTCCCTGTGCGAGTACATTCCATTTGGGTCGTATAATCCACCCTGAAAAGTTTGAACGTAGTGCGACTCTCTAGGGTCTTCTTCTCCAAACTTGTCGCTCACTGTTTTTGACATGGCGGTTTCTTTCTTGTTTAAGACTGGTTCGCCGTGTCTACCAAACAGAGTTTCAAATTTAGAATCTTTATTAATAAACTTATCTGTGTTTGGGTCTAGATATTTACTCATTTTTTGCCCTTCATGATATAGTTAGTTTTTTGTTCTGGTGTCATATCGTTGATCTCTGACTTACTAGCTGTTGCGTGCTTGCCCCAAAAGCTTTTGGGTTGGTTTGCTTTTTTAACCTCTTCTGCCTTTGCGTTGATTTCAGACTTCTTGTAGTGACCCATATTTTTTGTGTTCTTGTCAGCTAACTGTCCTATTGTAGAAACATTTTCAACGAAGGCAGCTCTCCCACCAAAAATTACTCTTTCCAAGCTATGATCCCCACACTTCTCACATAGGGTCAATGGGTCATCTTTAATAGATTGTAGCACATCTTTTAGTTCGTGTCCACAACTTTTACAAATATAATCATAATTAATCATAGTAATCTTCCTCTAGAGCCTCAAGGACTCTGCCAATTATTCCGTTCCTTTGTATGTCTTCATAATATAGTCGGCTTACACCTACGCCCTCTACGTCTTCTAGCCTGTCTATGCAGTCTAGTAAGCCACTGAACTTTCTTATATCCGTCTGCCTAATGTCTCCGTTTATTAGCACTTTTGAGTTTTCACCCATCCTTGTAATAAACATTTTAATCTGATCTAGCGTACAGTTCTGCGCCTCGTCTAATATCATAAATGCGTCGTGAAAAGTAGCTCCTCTCATAACTTCAAGCGGCTCGTATCTAATTCTTCCTTCATTAAATAGCTTACCATAATAATCCCTACCAAGAAAATGCTTTAGGTTTTCTTCCATAGGTAGCAGATATGGCTTAATTTTTTCGTCTAGTTCGCCGGGCAATGAGCCAATATCTTTTCCTGCGCACACAAGTGGGCGCGTGACTATAACTTGTTCAACCTCATCTCTGTAAATATGATTTGCAGCTATGCCAGCGGCTATATAAGACTTACCACTACCCGATGGCCCAGTGCAAAAGACAACATCATTCCCAACAATGTCTCTAATGTAGTCTTTTTGGTTGATAGTCTTAGCTGTTATAGGAACAATCCTTCGTCTATCATTCTTTTGTTGCTTGCGAGATTTTCTCATGCGAGCTCCTTTTTATTTGCCGGTACTTCCAAACCCTCCCTGACCTCTATCAGAGTTTTGTAGTATCTCGACTTCTTGTAACTGAAAATGTGGAACCTCTTGAAATAGAATTTGTGCAATTCTATCGCCTTCTTTTATGTCCATCCATTCTCTACTCGTGTTGAGCAGACATACTTTTATCTCTCCCCTATATCCAGAATCAACAACCCCCGCTAAAACGTCTATGCCATTCCTGACCGACATGCCGGAGCGAGGCCATATGAGTCCAACATGCTCTTCCGGTATCTCTAAAGAAATTCCAGTTCTGATTGTAACTCTTTGGCTTGGGGCTATGCTCCTAGTTGTAATGGAATACAAATCCCAGCCTGCATCATCATTATTTGACCTAGTTGGCACTATAGCCTTCTCTTCAATCTTCTTTACTTTTATGGTTTTCCCTGCAAATCTTGCGTCTGTCATAGTTTTAAATCTCCAAAATCCATATCCTCAAGGTCGTTCGTACTAGCGCCAATTTTGTATGAAGTTATTTCATGTTCTTGTGGTGCTACTTGAACAGCCTCGCTGTTAATCCACGGCTCTGTCCATCCAGCTATTGGATTTCTTAATCCAGAGTCATAAGGCAATTTGATAGTCTTTCTACGGTTCATGCAAAGCCAGTCTATATACTGATGCATAACTGGCTCACTAAGGCCAATGATGGAGCCGTCTTTGAACAAGTACGAAGCCCATTTCTTCTCCTCAGAGGCCGCGCTTTCAAACATTTTTATTGCATCCTCTTCACACTCTTTGACCGTCTGTATAAAACCTTCGGACTTCTCGTCTCTCAGGATTTTTAAAATCTGCTGAGTGTTATGCAGGTGTATAGCCTCGTCTCTTTTGATTAGCTTTACGATGTCAGCATTTCCTACCATTTTTTTGTTTTCAGCAAACGCAAAGGCGCAAATGAACGAAACATAGAACCTAATAGACTCTAGAATATTGATACTAATTAAAGTTAGATAAATCTGCTTCTTGATGTCGCTTATCTTCTTGCTGTTACTTAGCTTTCTTAGTTTGTCGTATTCTTTTACTGCTACATCTGCTCTAGCCACAATTTCTTTATCTGTCAAGCAGGAATCTAAAACCTCGCTTGGGTTTGGGTATACATTCTTAATGATATAGGTGTAGCTGTAGCTATGTATTTGCTCAAAGAACTGCCACACATTGAGACAAGCCTCAAGCTCTGGATTAGATACATACTCCTGAATGGTTGGAACGCCTCTACATATAACAGAATCCATCATTGTCTGATACTTGAGGTTTGATGTGAAAATAAACCGTTCGTTATCCGACATCACTGAGTCGTCCTTGAAGTCGTTACGGTCTTTCTTTAGCTCAATCTCTTCTGGTCTCCAGAAAAACTCAAGCTGCTTCTTGTATAGGTCAAAAAATACTGGATACTTAAACTTGTCATACCTCTGGAGTGACAGATCTTCGCCCAAAAACAAGGGCTGCTTAAGGGTGTCCACATTCATCTTATTCAAAATAGTTTTCATTATATAGCGCAGGCTCCACCTTCACAAACTGGTTCTTTTTCTAGTTTACCATCTCCGTCAGGAGTATTGCAATAATACAAATTTTTAACCCCGTATTTGTAGCTGGTTATATTGTCTTTAATAATCTGGCTTAGCGGTATCGAGCCATCTTCATAATGGTCGTAGTTGTAATACAGATTTGCACTGATACTCATGTCTACAAACTTCTGTAACACCGCAACAATTTTAATTATAGCATTGTTATCCTTCATGTCAAATGCTAAAGAGTAATATTTTCTACCTTTATGATAGTTCGGCACTAGCTGTTTTAGCACGCCATTTTTGGCTTTTTTATAAGAAAGTAGCTGCCGAACTGGTTCAATACCATTAGTGCTGTTCTGTATGACAGAGCTTGACTCGCACGGCATAATGGCAGACAATGTAGAGTGTCTCAGTCCAAATTGTTTAACTCTAGCTCTTAACTCTTCCCAGTCCATATTATACTCTGGCTTTACAATGTCATCTACTGTTCTTTTGTACCAATCAATAGGGAGCAAGCCTTTAGAATATTTAGTATCACCAAACTTTTCACACGCCCCCAACGTTTCTGCGAGCCTGCAAGAAGAGTCAATCAAGTGCCACTGTATTTTTTCCATAGTTTCGTGGATTAACTCTGGAGTCTTTGGGTCGTCATAGGTCAGTTTATTCTTGGCTAAAAATCCTGCTAAATTAGTTATTCCAATGCCTAAAGACCGCCTGTTTTTAGTGAAGTTTTCTCCTGCTAAGACTGGGTAATCTTGGTAATCAATTACGGACTCTAGTGATTCTACTGCGTTCTTGCAAGCCACTTGAATGTCTTTGTCTGAATTCAATTCTACTAAATTCAGAGCAGACAATATGCAAATTCCGATCTCTCCATCAGGATCATCAACCGAATTGATAGGCACTGTAGGATGAATTATCTCTTGGCATAAATTACTCATGTGTACAGGAATATCCCAAGACCCATTTTCATTACAGTTATCTATATTCATACTGTATATGCGACCCGTCTCTAACCGTTCTCTTGCAAATACTTCTGCCAACTTCCTTGCACTAACTTTCTTTTTCATTTTAATTGATCTAGAATTTTCATACTTGACGTAAAGTTCTTCAAATTTCTTGTTGTCACCAAAGACTTCATACAAGCCTTTTGCCTCATCAGGGCTAAAAAGAGTGATGTCTTCATTCTTAATTAGCCTATCGTAGAATAACTTGCAGAACTGTATTGAGTAGTCTAACTTCCTAACCCTATTATCGTCAGTTCCTGCGTTATTCTTTAGCACTAAAACGTCTTCAATTTCATAATGCCAGAAAGGAATGTGTACTGTAGCAGAGCCGCCCCGTAAACCATTTTGAGATGTCGCCTTAACTGCGGACTCAAAAATCTTGAGATATGGAATTAGCCCAGTGTGTATGACTTCCCCGCCCCTGATGGGTGAGTTGATTGGTCTGATCCTACCTGCGTTAAGACCTATGCCAGCTCTTCGGGCAGTGTATTTGCCAACTGCATGTATGCTAGAAAAAATTCCATCTAGGTCGTCATCTATATCCACAAGAACGCACGAAGCGAACTGCTTAATGGTTGATCTAACGCCAGCCATGATTGGAGTAGGTAAGTTGACTTTAAAAGTAGAATAAGCATCATATGCCTCTTTTACTCTCTTCTTGTCTCCTGAAAACAGGCACATCGCAATACACATATAAGCAACCTGTGGAGTTTCGTATATAATTCCAGTTGTTCTGTTCTTAATGAGATATTTGTCAATCAACTGTTGGAGGCCAGAGTATGTAAACATGTTATCTCTCTCATGCTTTATATAAGAGGCCAGCTCGTCTACGTCTTCCCTGCTCCAGTCATCAAGCATGTGTTCGTCGTAGATGCCATTGTCAATCATCAAACAGATGTGATGATGTAAATCTGGCGGAGTGGTTGCGTGCTTCCAGACCTTTTTTCTGAGCGACATGTTGAGTAACCTTGCCGCCACGTACTGATAGTTCGGCGTTGATTCAGAAATCAAGTCGCTCGCGCTTTTGATTAGTATCTGATGTATCTCTTCTGTACCTATCTTGTCTCTCATAGAAAGGTTCATGTTCATCTCTATATCAGAAGAGGATACATTATTTATTCCTTCTGTAGCCCACTCAACAACTTGGTGTATTTTTTCAACGTCATATGATTCCAGTTCACCATTTCTCTTAGTTACTTCCATATCATGCTACCTCTAGGTGTAAAAAAAACTCGCCCCAAGCGACAAACTTGAAGCGAGTAAATTAAGTTATACTTTTTCAATCTTCATGTGTCAAACTCATTGTACTATATAAACTCTATGTTGCAAGCAAAAAAGTTAATCTTCTTTGTTATTTTTTGCCCACTGGGTAGCTGTACCCAACAGTAGAGTTGCAATAGGAACAATAAGGGCTGTTGAAGAACCCCAGTCTATGTTTCCAACTTCTGCACCTAAATAAGTAAGGCCAGCAGCTAAAGAAACAAAGAGGGTGTTGAGACCTAACTTTTTAAGATCCTCCCCATTTAGCGACCATTTTTTTGAACCCATAATAATATCCTTTCTAAGCATCTGTTATGCTTATTAAAAAACCACCTTGTTCATTGTCATTTAACCTGTAAGGATAACCAGTCATCCTCATTTCCATTCCGTTGGAGGTCGTTACTTCTTTAGAAAATTTTCTGTTCATTTTTAGACAGGATTCAAATTCTTGTAGGAACTCTTCTCTTTCGTCTTCGTGAACATATGTTATCCAGTCATACCCTTTTATGTCTGTCAGGGTTTGACCAGTTAGTTGGTAGAACGGTTCGTTAGTCCAGACAAGTCTACCTTTTCTATCTGTTTCAAACAGGGCAGTATTACTATAATGCAGAGATGCTTTGCTTCTTTGCTCTATAATCTTTTGCCTATTTTCTATTCTTCCGCATGTGGTGTTTAATTTTATAACTGTATCTTTTAAACTAGAACCACCATTGCAAGTGATTTCCTTCTCTATGTTTTCTATAGATTGAACAACGTCATCATGTTTATCTATAAACTTCATAGCTGGTCTAAGCACTTTAAGCCACACAGCGCCGAGAAACCCAAGTAGGGTAGTCAGCATTGTGAGGACTACTGTGAAATTTTCTAAGTCCACTGTTGCATCTCCCAAAGAAGGTGAGACTACATGGCCACCCGAAGGTGGCCAAGAGTCTTAAAAGAAAAATACTTTAAGTTTCCTTATCATCTTTATCTTTGTAGTCATCCTGCTTAGGAATGACTCCACCTTGCATATAGGCAAGTTCGCCGGGAACTGCTCTAGTAGGCTTGATGTTAGCAACTTGAGACGGTTCGTTTCCACCAACACCACTAGGGGTGATGAATGTAGATGCGTCGCCTGCATTAGAACCCTTTGTTCTGTATGGTGCTATACCACTGCTTGTAGGCTCAAGAATGTCAATAGCCGCGCCGGCTCCTTGCCTCTTGGTGCTATTAACAGTTTTTGCTCCATAGTTGCTTACTCCCTTGACTTGAGCGCCTGCTGACTGAAGAACAGTATTAGCTTGGTCTCCAACTTTTGTTGAAACGCCTCTAATAATGAACTGCTGATCGCTTGCGGATCTAGTCTTAGGATCTGGCGTAAATGCAAATGCTCCAGAGCTATTAGCCTTTTGAACACCCATGTGGTCGTGGAATGGATTAGTCCCTCTGTCTACAGTGTTGACTTCTGATCCGTATTCTGAACCAGTGCCAAGCTCGTTGAGACCACCAAATAAACCGTTCACACCACTTGAAATTGGACTATCTGTCCCGATATTAGCGCCTTTCACGCCGATGACGATACCACCATTATTGTTTTTAGCGCCGCCACCAGATTGTGCTGATTGAGTAGCCATGCTGCTTCTCCCTCCAAAAAAAATATAAAAAATTAATTTCCAAAAAATCCGAAGCAGTAAATCCTATTGTCCTGTTTATTATTATACACCTATTTGAGCCTGCTTGCCAATACTTTTGAAGAATTTTCTATCTTTCTCCGTATTGTTTCTCTGTTGATATTATGTATATCTGAGATCTCTTTTATGGTGTAGTTCTTAGCTCTGTCTAGCATTATTTCGGCGTCCGGCAAGGCTTCGATTTCGTCTAGCATATCTACCTCCCCAACGTGATAATTACCGCTGGAAAATACATATTCTAGTTCTTTGCCTCCTCGTCCATAGTCTTTTTTCTTAAACTTGACTTCCCTTATGCACTCAAACTTAACACCGTTATAAAGATATGTGGTGAACTTAGAGTTCTTATCTTCATCCCAGTTTTTAAGGCTTTTCCACAGTGCATTAATCTTGCAAGTATAAAGCTCGTCTTCAGATAGCTGTTTGTTAAAACCACTAGCCGCTTTGTTCATAATGCCTTCTAATTCTTTGTCTTTCAATGCAATTTCAATATCTCTATTCATTTTGCTTCCTTATAATAATTTTTCTTCAATATTAGTTCTTACGTCTTTAAAATCAAACATCTTACCAACACCAATGAAGAACCTATATCTACTATTTATTTTTAGTATTTCTACGCCATCAGCGGTGTCAAGTGTTTCCTTTATGTTGTTTGTAATGTCAAAATTTGTGTGCCCAACCCAGCAGTCAAACTGAGCTAACATATTAACTTGTGATATAAACTCATCTGTAAGAGCTACACTTTGTTGAGACTGTGTGTCGTAGGCCAATTCTTTTTGTAGGCTTTCTAACTCTTCATATGTAAACTCGTCTGTGTTCAGCATCTCTACTGGCGGACTTGTTATAGTCAAGAGTTCTTGCAAAATAGGGGAGGATAACTGGTCTTCAATAACATTCTCATATTTCTGCCAACCTATTTTTCTCTTCATTGTTATACTCCTAGTCGAAAATGTCAGACGGACTTATGCAAGGCTTATCGTCTGAGGATGTTTTTAGTACGCTGCCCAGCCTTGCGGCGACGGCTATATACAATTCTGCTTTTCCCTGTCCTATAAATCCATCCTTTATCATTTCCAGTGTTTCTGCAAAGTAGTCATTAGAGTATATACCCTTTAAAAGCTCAGACAGAAAGAGAGTACTTTCAACATCTGACTCAGCTATTTGTATATCCACAAACGGAACGCCTTCATTAGTTATGTAGTAAGTAATGGCAGCGCATATGTCCTTAGTATCTAATTCTACTTTGTCATCAACTTCTTCTTCTTTTTCCTCTTTAGTGTCTATCTCTAACTCTAGTTGCTCTTTGTGTTTCTTAAAAAGATTAAACATTATCTATTGCCTCCCGCACTAGCCTCGCACTATTTTTCCAAGTAAGCTTCTTAGCGGTCTCAACACCTTGAGGGTTAGTTCTTATCTTGTTTTCGTGTACAAACTTCATATGGTTTGCCAGTTTTGAGACTTCTGAGTCTCCAAGATTAGCCCACTCTCCTGTATTTCCATCAAACCATTTGCCGTCATATGCTGGCTCTGTCTTTTGTATCGGAATGAGAAAGGCATTTTCTTTAGTACAAAACTCTGTATGGGCTGAAAAATCTGTGGTTATTACTGGCTTATTGCAGGCCATCATTTCTAGTAGCTCTAAATTCCACCCTTCAGCCCTCGCTGGGAATACGCCACATGTAGATTGCGCCATTATATTATACACTTCTTGCTGTGTCTCAACTCTATTCATGATGTTTATTTTGTTTCCAAGAGGACAAGATTTATAGGTATCAATCCACCTTCTTTCCTCAGACTCTGTATTAAAAGGGTTTTGGCACATCATCCACAACTCAACATTATCTTCCTGACTAAACGCTTCGCAGAAGGCTTTAGGGATTATGTCATGTCCCTTTCTAACCTCCCACTTGCCACAGTTAAAGAATATTGTAACATCTCTTCTTTGTATGTCAACCTCTTTATTTGAAAATATAGAAGAATCCACACCTAAAGGTATAACGTGTACATGTTGAGGAAGTATATTTATCCTATTGATTATTACCTGTCTCGCCCACTCAGAACAAACAAAGATTTTGTCCAAGCTGTTAAGGTGATGTATTTCTATTTCGTTAAAGTTATCTAGCTCAAATATTGGAAATCCAACTTTTATATTGTTACCGACAAATTGAGACATATCATTCTGATGCCATATTCTTATGCAAGGCGCATCAAAGTCAGGGCGTTTAGAATTTCTAATCATTTCGCCAACCCGATCATGATCTTCTTGAGAAGTTACAGAGGGCTGACCAATAGGCCACAGGGACACTGGCTCAATATTATCAAGCTCTTTGCATATGTTAAGGCCAGCTACGCCATAGCCTAGCTGATTAATTGGGGATATAATATTTAACATTAATATTTTCCTGAATATATAGTTGGTGTGTATAAAGCAATCATACTTGGGTTCATAAATATTCTGCTGCCTCTCTTCTTCATTTCGTTGTGAAAATAAGCCCACTCGTTGACAACAGAGCCGGAATCAGTCATAATAGCATCAAACTTGCAATCTATGGCCTCATCATATTTATATATTCCTAAGCCATTAAAGTTTGAGTTGACCTCTACAGGACTTTCGCCTCTGTTAAAACTAAATTCATTCACCTCGGCGGAAACTGGAACATCGTTCATCTTTGAGTCTATGTCTCTCCAAGCCCAAGTGTCATAGAAGAGTGGTTTATATTCAGAGAAGGTTGTGCCATCAGTGCCGACATACGTTGCATCGACATACTCTAAACCATTAGCTGTCATAGCAGACCAGTTATCGTATGAAAAGCTATGGCATATGCCATCGTAAGACCACCCTCCTTCTAAGTCTAAATCTACAACAATTATATAGTCTGTTGGGAAAAACTTATTGAGTAACCTTACTCCCTCAAAAGATATATTCCTAAGACCTGCCAAGTATCTTGGTCTATCCAGCTCTCTCGTCTTGTCAAACATGGGAACACCTGTTGTCTCTTGAGCCAGTGTTGTCTTGGTGTCGTTTTCAAAATACTTTTTAAGAGCCTGAGTTGTGCCATCGTCTGAGTCATTCTCATAGATCAGCATCCTATAATCGTTGAATAGCTCGCCTGTCTTCTTAAGCCTAGCAACTGTATGCTTCAGGACGGGCATTATGTTTCTACATAGGCCAGTAATTATAACATTCTTAGAAGATGCTACACAAGCGCCTTGAGCCACTCTTTGCAAGTATTCTTTGCTGTTTTCTGATGCGAATAGGTCTTCTGGGAATCTGCTTGTTATGTTATCCGCATATGGGCAACTGCTTGTCAAATCCGTCATCCATCTTTCTCCAATACTTTCCAACTCTTTGGTAATCGCACGCCGAACACCTGAACTTCTCCCAGCAAATTACAGGTTCGTTTAGTCTTTCAAAAGTTCCATCTAGTATATTTCCTAGGGGTTTGTAGTGGGGCAGGGAGTAGTTTCCAAATAACTTTGATCTATCAACAGCACTCATGCAAGTGTAGGCATCGCCAAGCGCGTCTATGTTTACCCTTAATGATCCTGCTGGACAGAATACAGGAAGTCTCGACTCCTCTGATATTATCGGCAACGGTTCTTCTGAGTGTACAGCCTTGCTACTAAGAGAAGGAAAATCTAGATTACTTATATTCTCAACCCTAATTATGTTGTCATATAATGCCCTATCTGTACCATCTTGGTCAGGGTCTTCGTCATCAAATACGGAAGTGTACTGATCTATAGCAAGTCTTATATTATGGCGTTCACAAAAATCCCTCAAACTTTGTTCTGGAATTATTGCAGTATTCATAGGATGGTTAACCATCTCAAGCTGAAACCTTTCGGAACCGTAATGATCTGTATATCTAAGCACCTTATCAAAAAAAGCATCTACATCTTTTATCTGTGTTGGATGAACGCTTGCACATACATTCCCCATCCTATCAACAGGGACTTCATCAAACCACTTGTCCAACCTAAATGATCCTGCAAAGTTTGTGGTCATAGAGAGGTTTATACCTTCGTTTATCATTGATATTAGTTTTGTTATATCTTTGTATAAAGTTGGTTCTCCTCCCGTGAAATACAGTTCTATAGGATTAATCTTATTAAACGCTGAAGCCCAAGCCTCTACTTTTTCTGTGTTGTGACGTTCCGATCTGTAAACTTCTTCAGTGACTTCTTGCCAGCAGTAATTACATTTGTAGTTGCACTTCCAAGTTACAAACCACTGGAGGTATGGACGAAGATTCTTAGAGCTTTCAATTACTTCTAGTCTATTTTTATCAAATGATTCTTTATCCACACAATCCCACTCAGAGAGATTCAAAAAATCCAATCTGTTTTTTCTATTGTATATGGAAACTATCCTAACTTCTACCTTATGGTCATGTAGAAACTCAAGCTCTACAGAACCTACGCTATCTGTCTCGTAACATATTAGTCTGTTACCGCCGTCAGATATTTTATAGTCAGATGTTTTACCAGACCCCAACTCTGCAACCCTAACACTTGAAGCTCTTTCTCCATGTAGCTGGTAGACTATATCAATATACCTAGACTTAAGATTGTTTATTGTAAATTTTGTTTTCATGAAAAGGAGTACCCAAAAAATTCTATGTCTTCTTTACAAACGTTGTATACGGCTTCTATCATTTTCTCGTTGTAGTAATCTTTATAGTTCTTATGCTTTGATTTGTTTGTGTGCTTTAGTGGCCTATAAGCAAGACCGCATTTTTGAACCAAGTGCTTCCAATGTGGCTTGTTGGGGTCTGTTAGATCTTCCTGTTTAAATATATCGTCTACCAAAAAGGGGATTTTTGGCAAGCCTTTCGATGTCCACCCTAAAGCATCTATTCCACACCTTCTCTTCTTCATCATTAGGTCGCACAAATGTTCATCCGAGTCTCCGTATAAAAGCCACCAGTCTTTCATTTGAAAGTATATGTCTCTATGTGGTCGCGTCTCCATACCGCCCATCACCCACTCCTCAAAAGAGGAGAATTTTTTGTACCACTTAAAGTGGTCGTGGTAGCTGCGTTGTTGATGCCAGAAAAACCAAGATACGGCTCTGTCCCAAGGATTTCTGACAACTGAAAAGATATAATCATATCCTTCAAGGTTGTCTGGTGGAATTACACCGTCATCTGTTCCCATGACTATAGAGTTTATCGGTGGCTGTGGCCATTTAATCCACAAATTTCCATTTTTCCCCTGACAGGCCGCAGGGTTATGAGGGATCAAGCTCTCGGAAATGCTCGTCCCTGCACATTTTGGTATATGAATAAACAGAAAATTCGTTGTGTTCATAATTTAGCCCTTTTTCATAGCGATTACTAGAAAATCCTGCACTGTTGTGATATTATCAGTCAGACTGTTCTTAACAATACTCTTTGACTCTGTTTTATTATAGCCAATAGCAACCAAAGCGTCCACACAATCTTGTTGCAAAGGATGAACTTTTGGCGCATTTTTTGCAGGCTGAGACTGTTGCTTAGCCACCATGTTCTGTAGCTGCTTTATCTGGTTTTCCAAGCTCTTTATCTTCTTGTCCTGCGCGCTTGTTTTAGGCTTTGACTTCGGCCTTGTCTTTGGTGCTTGTGCAGCAGGAGGCGTAGCTACTGGCTCGTCATAATCAAACAACATGAACGCTGACGGCTCACCAGTCTCTTGGTATGTGTATGCGGCATAGAGATCCGCTTCAGCTTGGCTGGACATGGTACGCTGTTGCGCGTGCCCTTGCTCTCTTATACGTTTAGCTTCTTGTATAAAGCCTTGTATGAACAACGCTACAAATATAAACGCCGCTATTGATCCGCCAATTTCAACCATGATAAAACACCTGTGGGGCTAAAGAATTTCTGTTTATTATACTATTTTCCTACCACTTGTCAAGTGATAACCTTCCACTTTTTGCTAGATAATGTCTTGAATCTGGATCAAACCAAATAACAGTCTGAATCTAGCTTACAATTCTCGCCCCACTTTGGCGTTTATTTTCTGTTGCTGTAACGATTCGGGTCTGCTAGTCCGTTATCAAGACGATCTCTTGATGTCTTATATCGGCCATTTTGATCCTCACACATTACTTCTTTTTCATTTATTTCTTCAACTACCATGTCTGCATGTGAGCCAAACCAGCTCTTGGTTGTAACCGTAGATCCAGTTACATGTCTTCTTGTGTTTCTTGATTTCGCCATTTCAATATCCCTTTTCAAAAAAATAAAAGCCCATTTAAGGCTGGGCTAGACCTTTAACAAACTAGAACGGCGTCTGCTCTTCGTCAACCGACTCTGTGTTGGCAACTTTCTGGCCGGCATTTGGGCCGAGAGAGATCTCGTCTGCCATAACACATACAGAGTTTCTTGGGTTACCGTTCTTGTCCTCGTACTCGTCAATCTTAATTTTACCTTGAACGGATACGAGTCGTCCTTTTTGTAAGTGCTGAGTCAGGCTTTCTGCCATCTTCCCAAAGCACAACACGTTTAAGAAAAGAGTTTCATCATTACGGCGATCATTTACCGCAAGTCGAAATTTACTCATGGATGTTCCCTTCTTAGTTACGCTTTGTTCTGCGTCTCTAGTAAGTCTTCCACATCCTAACCAAAAATTTACATTCATATTAAAGCTCCAATGCTGAACGAATCTTTCCACGTACTACTTGGCTATGACCTCGATTTGAGTGATTTGTCGTAGCCTGATACAAATTTTCTGTAAAGGTCTTTGACAAGCCCAGCGCTCG